TAACTTTCATAAAATTGTCATTAAATGGAGAATCTATGGATTGAATCTGTCTAGTTGTGACTGCAGCTACAGTGGTTGACATGTTTTGAGAATCAACAGTAAAATCTGAATTTGAAACTTGTTTAAATTGTGTGTCGTTGTTTTCGAGTTGCGCGATGTATCTTCTTATTTCATCCTGGGTTACATCAAACCTGGGAATAACGATTGGTTTGTATTTATTATCATGGCTATAACTATCGTCATCGTTATATTGCGTAACCATATAATAATAAATAGACTGTAGGTTGTCATCCTGATCAACAAGGTTTTATTGAGATGGTTAACTCCATCGTTTGTTAAAGTGGTTTTCTCCACATCTTGATACTTACATAAAAAATTTTTCTTGTAAGTGAAGGATTTCTGCATATCCATCAGGTGAATTGAGAATACGCAAAACCTTCTTTTCGTCGAAAAATGCATCGAATGGAAATCTTTCTGAAAATATATCAGTCAATCTTCTAAACAAGGCAGGTGAGTGCAAATAGGATTCTACTTGCATTGATCTCATCTTACCGAGCATAGCTTCATGACAATCAATAGTATCTGAATTTATCCACTGCAATGTGTTCATGATGGTATCAAGAGATAAACAACCGACGTATCTTTTCAAAATAGGATGTCTCCTAAAATGTCTTTTTACGTAAGTAAGTTTATCAAAAGATTGCGATTTTTGTGTTATTGGTGTTTTGTCTCCGTTAGTACATTCCATGCCTAATGAATCAGATGTAGCTTTCAATGTTAATAAATTAAAATATTCAGCCATATCTTCGTGAGCGCCCATGATCTTATCATCTCCTGTAACATAATCTACTACACTATGTACATCCTGAACAGTAGGTTCAGGTTTATGTCTAAAGATGATAAGAGCAGTTAAGCACTTGTTTATTAAGCAGTTAAGTAATAATGTAAGCCAAGTACCAGAAGGGAGTCCATGAGTTGTAGCCCATATCTCATCGTTAACTTTTACAAATGACGTAGCAATTGTATTCTTAAGCCAATCAATTAGATACAAGTGTTCTCCTCGATAAAACTCCTTCGTAGTATCAAACACTAAACGCATTATCGCAGCAACCGTTCGTCCGTCCCATTCTTTCCAGTCACCATCACCTGTGGTAGTACAAGGTAATAGCTTCTTAGCTAGAATGTCAGCATCAGTATAAGGATTATATCCTATACTAATACCAGTTTCGTGTCGTGTGTCCTTGAAATGTTTAAGCAGTCGTCCAAATATTTTCTTAGTCCACCAAATGTGTCCTAAAG